CAGCAACGCTCGCTGGCGCCGCACAAACCGTTTACACGATGACGCCAACAGCAAGCCGTACCTTGACCACACCAACTGGTGCGGAACTTGGTGCAGCGTTCACAGACGAAGGTGTCGGTTCAAGTTTCCGATTCACCGTCGTTAACGTAGCAGCAGCAACCCACCCAATCGTGGTAACTGCTGGTGCTTCTGGTGTAACACTTGTTGGTGTTGCAGCAACCTTTTCGGTTGCAGCAGCATCATCAGCAACGTATGTTGCGGTTTTCACTGCAGCAAACACGGTATCAATTTACCGAGCATAAGTAATTGAATCTGGGGGGTGGGCAGAAACCCACTCCCCTATTTCAAAAGGAGCAATAATGCCAGTTAAATACTCAATTCTTTCTAGCCATGCGGATGCAACTCCTAAGGCTGGCACAAAGACTTCTTCTTACCCAAAGGTAAAAGGAAGCAAGCAAGTTAAACCAAAAGCAAAAAAGAAGTACTAGGAGAAAATCATGGCAATGAAGAAACAGAATCCTGCTGTAGCAAAACGTATTGCTGATCGCAAAGCGTTTGTTAAGGATAAGGTTGCATCAAAAGGTATTACTGCTAAACAGGCTCGTCAACGTTATTTTGTTCAGACTCGTATGGCTGAAATGAAGGCTGCTGGCAAGACTGTTACTCCTGAAATGCGTAAGCAACTTCAACAGAAGTTTCAGTCAGGTGATGTAAGCCGTAAGGGTTTTGCTGCACCTAAGAAGAAGGGTTCAGGTTCATCTTCGGTTACTCCAATGACTCCTTCACCTTCTAAGCCAAAGTCTGGTGGAGATCAACCAGTGCGTATGGGTCGTGCAGGTAAGCAGACTTCTTATGCAAATACTTCAAGCAAGGAACCACGTATGAGTGGAACCAGTAAGTATGGTCCTTTTAATCCTAAGCCATCTGTTTCTGGATTTCCTAAGGGAAGTTCAAAGTCGAAGCCAAAGGATACTCGTAGTGCTGGTCAGCGAATTGGTGAAGCAGCAAAGAAGAATAAGGTTGTTAGTCCTAATACAAGGAAGCCAGCAAAACCATCTTCATCACCGAAAATGCGTCTTTATTAAAAATAGTTAATCTACATTCCTCCACCATAGACCTCCCCTGTGGTGGGGGATATGTAACAAAACGGGCTAGTTGTATATGAAAAACGCTACATCAGCCCATTCCTATTACGGAACACCAGTATCCGGTATGCGACTAGCCGGAGTTGCAGGAGCAAAACTCGCTGCACCGTCCGCTCCCTACATTGGTCGCAACCGTTGCATAGCCAACGAAGACACCTGTGAGGGTCCAAAGGCTAAAGGTACAGATTTCTGTGTTGGGCATTTACGGTCGAAAGGTCAGGCTAAATGAGCATCACTTTAACTACCCTGCGTACACAGGTTAGGGCAATGGCCGATCTTGACGAAGAGGATTTGCCGGACACGATTATAGATCAGTTTGCCCGTGAAGGCTTTCAACGCATTTATGCGTTAGAACGTCGTTGGCCATATTTGCAAGAAAGTTACACCTTCAATACTGTTGCTAGTCAACGTGAATACACAATATCAACAATTGGAGATATTCGTGAAATCATTTCTGTTGTAGATTCAAGCACTTCGGGTAATCGTTTGACCTTGATTGATTACAACAATGCTGAAGACATTTGGCTTGGGAATACGGATGTTCCATCTTGACCATATTTCTTTTCATTCTGGGATAAGAAACTCCAACTGTGGCCGAAGCCAGATGCGGTTTACCCAATTGTTCTTCGTGCTTTTAGGAATCCTGTTTACACCTGGCTGACCAATACTGAAGAAACCATTGACCTTGATGAATGGTTCCATGCTTTGTTGCCATACTTTGTTTTGGCAAGAGTTTATCAACGTCAAGAAGATGCACAGTTATCACAAATGTATCTTAATTCTTTCGAGCAAGGCGTTGGCCTTGCACGTCGTGACTTGATGAAAGCATCTAGTTCACAACCTGTGATCATGTCTGCTGGTCGCCAGTATCCTACTATGCGTCGCTGGTTGCAGACGCTTGGAGCGACTCTTGGACAATGAGCAATGTATCCGTTGAACGCTACGACGACTTTACTGGTGGTCTAAACCTTAGGGCTGACCAGTTCCAGTTAAAACGCAATGAGTCCCCTGACATGTTGAATGTTGAAGTGGATCCTCGTGGTGGTTTGTTTGCTCGTGGTGCTATGCGTGAAATCAACAGCACCGCTATTACGGGTACTTGGGCTCCACATAAGTTGTATTCATTTGCTGGTGCAACACCACATTTAATGTTGTCTAACGGTACAAAGGTTTTGAAGTCAACTGGTGGCAACTTTACTACCTTGCAATACTCTGCTGGCAATGATGTGGTCGCAGGAGCACCACATGGTTCTTGCATGACTACTTGGGGTAAGACATTGTATTTAACTACTGGTAATACTGGCAGCGGTGGTTATTCCTGGATAACCACCGATACTTATGCTACAGCGTTGACAGCATCTGGTACTGCTCCTCATGCTTGGCAAGCAACAGCAGATGCCTCCGCCCACAAGATGCCTACAGCAGAGCATATTACAATTCATGCAAACAAGATGGTTGTCGCAAATACAAAAGAGAATGGCGTTTCGTATCCGAACCGTGTTCGTTGGTCATTGGAATCAATTCCAGATAACTGGGACGAAGATAACTACATTGACTTTGAAGGTGGTGGAGATGGCATAACGGCTTTAGGTGTTGTGTCTGGTCAACTTGTTGTATTTAAGCCAACTGCTGTTTACGTTGTTTATGGTTATGATTTTGCTGATTTCAATGTTGTTCAATTGTCACCACAATTGGGTGCGTTGTCTCATGAACATATTGCTGTTGCACCTGATGGTGTTTATTTCTTTTCACATCCACAGGGATTGTATTTTTATAATGGAACACAACTTGTTGATGTGTTTTCCAACTTGAAGTCAATGTATCCAGAGGGATACATCAACTCTGAACAAGATGACCAGATATATGTTTCTTATGCTGGTGATCGTGTTTGGTTAGCAATGCCGTTTTCAAGAATTACATCTGTTGATTATCCATCAATTTGTTTTGTATATGACCCAACAATTAATGATGGTTCTTGGACTGCTTTTCAGATTGCTGATGGTTATGCACCAATTAGTGGAACCGATTGGACCAACTCTTCTGGTGTGTCCAATCCATATATGATTCATCCAAACATTCCTCGTGTTCTTCAAGTTGATGTTTACACAGAAGAAAAAGATTTACTTGCAACAGTTGAAACAGACTTTGGTTCATATTATAGAACTGGTTGGGTTGACGGTAATTCTTATTCAATGAAGAAGATGTTCCGTAGGCCAGACATTGTTGTCAAGCAGGTTGATACTGCACGCACTATTAGTGTCAAGGTTTTTCATAACTTTGAAGAAGCAAATGGTAATGAACGTAAAACGTTTAACATCTCACTTGATGCTTCTGCTAGTGGAATGTTGTGGGGTGAAGGTCGTTGGGGTTCTGGCAGATGGGGTGTACAAGCAGCAGGTGCCCAGGTTCTTCGTGGCTCAAACCTTGGTTTGGCTCGTTCTGTTCAACTGTTGTTTACTGGACCCAATGGTTTGTATTGGGGCATTGACAGCATTGCATACAAATTTAATACACGAAAGGTTACTGGATAATGGCTATTACTATTCCACACAGTTTTACTAGCGGAGCAATTGCTGAAGCGTCAGAAGTTAACGCAAACTTCAACGCTGTTAAAGCATATGTTGACGACATATCTACTGGAACAAATATTGATTCTTCTGCTATTAGCAACGCAAAACTTGCTACCAATGCTGTTAGTACAACCAAGATTGCTGATGGTTCTGTTACTTATCTTAAGTTGGATTCGGCAACAGTTCTTGGTGGACTTGTAGATAACGATCAAATGATTTTGTCTGGACAGGTATTTGGCTGATGAATTACATTGTTGTTCCAGCAATCAATACATTGAAATCAACTGATGCTGTTGCAATTCGTGAAATTACTTTTACTTTAATTAAAGAAATAACTGAACTTAGAAAAGAATTAGAAGACATGAAGAAGATGCAAAATCAAATTCCAAGAAGGAGTGCTAACAGATAATGGCTTACAATCCGGCACTTTTTGAACAGCAACGTCGTGGCTTGATGGATAATTATGCGTCGAATAACGCTATGCAGGCTTACGCTAATTTTATTTCTAATCAACGTGCATCACGTGGTTTGCAGGATTTGGCTCAGAGTTTCCAGAAACAACAGCAACCTTTGGTTTCTTCTTTTGGTCGTCGTGGACTACAAGGCCCAAACGTTCGTTCTGGTGCTTTCAAAAGAGCAATGATTGATTTTGGTAAGAATCAAACCAGGCAGACTGCTGATTATCAAAGATCACAAGATGAACAGAATCAACAGTTTGCTTTAGGGCAAAGACAGCAGACTTCTCAGTATGAAAATGATTTGAAGAATTTGGAAGCAGATAAGAATTCGCAAATTGAACAGGACGCATTAGCGTTAATGCAGATGAGAGCAGGGGTATAACATGGCAGCCGATAGAGGAACTAATCAGCAAGGCAAAAAGGTTGTTGCTACTTCACCTGGTGTGAGTATGTGGCCTACACCTACTACCACTTTTGATCCCAATACACGTGGTTCTGCTGACCGTTTGGAACGTGGTGCCGAACTTTATGCTACTTCAGCAGTTAACAATGCTCCGTTCTATTATGGTGGTGCTACACCTGAAGAACGTACTGCATACAACCAACAACAGTATGGTTCTCCTTATGCTCCAACTGCAACAGCAGATGGTGGAACTTCTTCTGTAACTCTTACAGACCCTTATGCTTCTTTGCGTGCAGGACTTGGTGGTGGATCCGGTACTAGTGCAAGTGCTCTTGACATGATGAAATATCGAGACTCACAACAACAAGCAATTGCAGAAAAGGTAAGACAAGCAGCACAGTACAAAGCAATGCAAGATTATTATAACACTGGTGATTGGCGTAGCATGTACGACACTCTTGGTGGAAATCTTGACACAATGCAAAGGCAGGGTCAATCACAAATCAGAGGCGTTTATGATGCTGCTTTGGGAAACATTGGTGCTGGCTACGCTGACGCTAGCCGCATGACCCAACAAGGTTACGATGCTTTAAATAAGTATCTTGCACAAAATAGTGCAAACCCATTTGCCGGTGCATCATTTACTCCGACCACAGTCCAGGACAACTCACAGCAATTCATGCAGGCTTATGGTCTTGATTCTCCAGAGGTTGCACAGCAAGCAGCGACAGAGAATGCATACAACCAGGCTGGGGCTGGTGCAATGAATTCTGTTTATGATTTGCTGAACCGTGCTGCACAGGCATCACAGCAGTCACGTTTGAGTGAAGCACAAATGGGTCAGAACTTTGCTAACCAGACTTTGGGTTCTTCAAGGGCTGCTTACCAAGCCATGGCTGCCAAGGCACAGCAAGATCAATTGAATGACTTGATGAATACTATTTCACAGCAACGATTCAACTTGAACCAGGCTGAAGGTGAAAAGGGTAATACACTTCAGGAGGAGTTGATCAAGTTGACTGGTGTTGCTGATCCCGAAACGGGCAAAGCACCTTTGACCAAGGCTGAGAACATTGCTCAGATTGCGGCAAATACACCAAACTTTAAAGAAGCAGTAAAGCAGTTTGCTCCTGCCTATATTGCCAAGAATCCTAAAGCGACTGTGGCCGAACTAAAGAAAACGTTCCCTGCTTTGGCTAAAGCCGTTGCTGGCAAGTAACGAAAGGCTTATAAGGTATGGATCCACAAGACCAAGCAATGCTTTTTAACTTGATGAAGGCTGGCAAATTCAGCGATTTTTCAAGTGCAACTATGGATCCTGTTTTGTCGTTGATTATGGGAACATATCAACCTAAGCCGCAGTTTGATGAAACACAGTTGTGGGAGCGTTATGCACCCAACACAATGTTGGCTGCTCAGGGAGATCCAAAGGATCCTTATGTTGTTGCTGCTTCACAGATCCGTGCCGGTTCACCGCCATGGAGTTTGTACGACATGGCACCAAAGAACGTTAAGCCAACTGCTTGGAACAAGTTTATTGATTCGATTGCTGCCGAACAGCAAACTGTTAAATCAAAAATTATGGAACAGGGTCTTGAACAAGATCCATTCCAGAAGCAAGGGCTTCCTGGTTACGGTGAAAAGTTTAGGCTGGAAGACTTAACCAAGTATGCACCTAAAGAATTTGAAAACATTTATCAAGGTTTTGATGAAGCAACTGCTAAGGAAGCAAAACTTAGGAGCAATGTTGTTGACCAGTACAGGAACCCTGTTACTTATGCAACAGAAAAAGACAAACTTGCTTATTTGATGAAAATACAGAAAGATAATTCTGCTAGAAACAAACGCCAAGAAGAAAAACTTGGAGTATTACCATCTTTTACAAAGGCACTTGGTAAAACCGCTAGAGTTTTGCCATTGGCTGCTTATCCTATTTTGGGTCTCTTGAATAATATTCCAGGATTTTCTGACAAGATTTATGGTCCGGGTGGAAACCCTGCAGATTTGCAGAGCACTCGTGAAAAGCAACGTGCAAAAGCAGCATTGAAAGAAATGGGTGGTGCTCCTATTATTCGTGAAGATCAGACACAGCGTCGTAATCTTTATGCTGACTATCTTGATTCAATGATTGCTCGACGAAGTGATACTGCTTCAGGCAAGGCTGCTAGAGCACAGTCTCTTGGTACAGAGATTGATAGACAACTTACAGAACAGGGTAAGACACCATTGACTGAAGCATTGAAACTTGCTCTTATCTACAAGAATATGGCGAAACGTGGTACAGCCTAATCCAGCGAACCAGAAAACAGTTATTGATGCTTTGAAGCAGATTTCTGCTAGTAAGGTTCCCACGAAAAAAGTTGCAATACCTTTTGATAAAAAGACTGAAGTTCGTCAGTCACCACAGACACAATTTCTTTTAGATAATCTTACTGCTAATCCTTATAGTAAAGATAAAAATTATCAGGCACCAAAGAAAAGTTCGTATTACACAAGTGATATAAACGATATGTTTAAGCAGATGCAGAAACCTGCTGGCTTTTCTAAAGCAATACTTGCACCAATACAATTACTTGACACACCCAAGCGTGCTGTCATATCTGCTATCCGTGAAACGGTAGATCTTTTAGATACAGATAAAAATACTAAAGCATCCTTTGGTGATTGGTTTAATCAAACCAAAGATGTGAACTACGGTTTTGGCACAGCGTTTCCGATGAAAGGCTGGAAGGGTCGTGTTGTTGGATTCCTTGGAGATGTTCTTTTAGACCCTTTAACATATGCAACACTTGGCGGAACGGTTGCAGCAAAAGCAAAATATGCAGATGAAATATTTGATGCAACTACTGGTGTCACAAAAACAGTAATGAAAGAAACCCGTGGGGTTCTTGGTAAAACAGTTATTGGTCGTGAAGGCAGACAGAAACTTGCACAGTTTACACGTGAACGAATGGCACGCATGGCAAGACTTGAACCAGAAAAGTTTTCACACTACACAGATGATTTTATAAATGAAGTTGCTGGTGGTATTGTTTCAAGAGGAAAAGGAACTTTGTATGATCTTGCACCTGAAGTTGCAAAAGATATGGGCATTAAAGGACCTGGCGTTTATTATTTTGGTAGTCGAGTAAAAGTTCCAGGAACTGGAAACATTGGTCAGTTTGCTGAAAACGTTTTAAACGGCACACGACTTGCAATGGTGAATACCAAAGTAGGTGGCGCTTTACAGGCTGTTGCAACTCCTGCTGGTGTTGGAAAGTTCCAACCATTTGGAGAAGATTTTATTCGTGATGCACGAGTGAAACTTGCACGTGGTGGAATGAGTCCAGATGAAGTGAACCTAAATCTTACAATGCTTGAAATTGATGACTGGAAAAGAATAGCCACAGCACAGGCTGGTGAAGATATTTCATCTAATTCGAAAGCAATGTTTGACAAACTTTCTAAAAAAGAAAACAGAAACGTTATGCATTTGCTTCTTGCTGGAAACGAAGACCTTGACGCTGCTGGTGCAAGTCTTGGACTTAGCACAGACCAGATAGCACTTGGAAAAGAACTAAGAGAAACTCTTGATTCCATGGTTGCAGATGTTCAAACACGTGCAGGAGAAATTGGTGCTACACCACCCGGATACGTAACTAGAGGTTACTTTCCTATTATGACTTCCGAAAAGGGAAAGAAGTTCTTTCTTATTCGTGGTGAAGATGCATTAGATGAACTTGTTAGCGCTGGCCGAGTGAACTCGACCCGCTATGTTGGCCCGTTTAAAGAACGAGGTCTTGTAGACGGTGATACCTTTTTTGGTCATGTGCTCCAAAAGGGAGACAGCCTACGACCACAGAAGTTGAACGAATATGCAAGCAGGCCGACCGCCGACTTTATTGATTGGGCATCCAGTCGTGGACTTGTGGACGCAGGATGGAAGGGGTTTAACTTTGATTTGTTTGCAACAGACATTCGTCAAGTTTTTTCCAATTACATTCAGGCTTACAGCCAGCAGGTTGGACACTTTGAAATGCTTAAAAGGGGAATCCAGATTGGACCAGATTTTCTGGCTACAGTTGAAAAGACTTACGGTTTAAGCCCTGCATATTTGAAGCAGGTCATGATTGATGCCCCCAAGCAGGCGTTGGAGGACGCCCAGAAGGCTCTTTGGGACCTGTCCAACGGTGCAGCCGGTGGATTACACACCGTTAGAGAGGCTCTCAGAGGGCTATACGGCGATCTAGAGACCGCCATGAAGGCCCTTGCTGATGGCACAATGCCGTCCACGGACGTGGTTGCATTGAAGCAAGCCATGGAGGCTGCAGTACTTGATTCCGTGGAAAAGACACGGCTTTACGATGAAGCCTTGAAGTCTTTCTCTATTGAGAATACAGACAACATAAACAACTTTTCTTTGATCATGAAGCAAAGAGATGATCTTGCTCGTCAACTAGAAACAATAAAGAATGAGATTGCTTTTTTGACTGGTGATGTTGATCCTAAGAGATTGTTTGAGATACAGCAACGTTATTCGGATTACTCAAATGGTATTCAGGCTTTTGAAAGATCAATGTCTGCGTATCAGGATGTGCACACTATTATTTCTTCGCTTCGTTCTCATGGGGAACTTGGTGGCAAATCTTTGTATGAGAATCTCAGGAAGATATCCGACACTTTGGCTGGCGGTAAAACCGCACAGCAAGTTGCCAAGGAATGGGGACCGGCTAGTGCCGGTACCCGTTATTCATG